TCATAAATCGGATTGATAAGGTATTGCTCGTTAGTCGCCATATTTCCCATAGGCTCGCCAAGAGCGGCTTTTGTATTAATCCAACCTTTATCACCCCATGATACATCCTTTGGATTAGTCCAGTTATCGCTTTTAAGGTTAGGCGAAAACGCTAATTCCGCAAGCGTTTTATGGTTACCAGTCCAAGCCGCCGCAATTCCCTTGCCCAAGTTGTAAAGCAGTTCACGCCGAGTAAGCTCTCTAGGATTTTTCGCCTGTGTTTTGATTTCCTCTCTTAAATTTTTAACGGTACTTTTTAGAGCTTCAATTTCGTTAGTTTCTTGAACAGTGATAGTCTCCAGTGTTTTTACTATCCCCTCAAGAATTAACTCTTTTTCCTGAAAATACGCCGTTGCCGTTGTTGTATTAGTGAACCCCGTCAACTCGATTTTCTTCATTGCGGTTAATTGATTTTTTACCGCCTGTAATTCTTCATTACCCATAAATAACTCCTTAAAATTTATTTATTAACCCGCTCCAAAAATCAGAGCAGTTTAATACTTGATTAGCGTCCGCATTATTTGTCTCATTATTTTTTGCCAATGAAGGAGCTTTTACCAAAGCCCAGGGATTAGCAGGGACATTACAAATAGAAAATTCTAAAAGTTCTTGTTTGCGGAAAATTAATGAAGTTCCGTCTTTACTGTCATCTTTAGACGGAATTTCAATCTCAATGACGCGAAACCCGACCGAGCCTGCGCGGATAACGCCGTTTTTCACTCTCTCCCCAATCGACCACCCGAAAGGGTCAAACGCTTTATCGTTGAAGTACACAAGACCATGCAAACCATCTTCATCAACGGTTAATCCGTCCATTTTGCCTATCGCTGGAATATCGTACCTGTGCGCCCATTCAACAACAGGATTTTTCATGTACCGTTTATAATCCCAACCGTTTTGGTCTATGCGTTCTCCGTAACGGTCTAAATCATAGGTGGAAAGCGTCCACATAAAACCGTTATCCGCTTGTTTGTCAGCCGTTAGTTGAAATGGCACAGACGCGATAAGTTCAACATCGCCTGAAATGTTTTGAACCCCGACAGTTCCCTTTTTCGCTCCGAGAAAATCAAGTAATACGGAAGTATCACCATGATTAATTTCTCCGTTTTTTGTTCTTATAATCATTTAATCCCCCTGTTACTTTGTTTATGTAAGGTTTTGGTCTTAACGTAAAATTGCGACCGTAAAAATTAAGTTCATTTATTTTTATTAAATCCAAATAAAGCGCAACCCTTATTAATTCGTTTTCATTGCGAGTACCCAAGTTGTTAAATAATTCCGCTTTATGAAATTCAATAGTTCGTTTAGATAAAGAAAGTTCATCGGCTATTTCTTGCGAAGTAAACCCATTGCATAAAAGTCGCATTATTTCAATTTCTCTGTCTTTTAATTTCAAAGCAGGGGGCGGTAATTCATGCCTCATTTCTAAACGTTGCAATACAGAATTTGAAACAAAATTTTTACCTTCGCGCAAATTGTCAAGCCCTTTATAAAATTGGCTCTTGCCGTCGAAATAGTCCAAATATGAATTAACGCCGTTAATAATAAATTTCATTGCAAGGTCAGGGGGATAATCAGAAATCGACACCGCCGCGATATTTAAGTTTTTGAAATTACGTTTTAACAAAGAAACCATGTAAGGAGTAGCGGATTTATAAAAATGACTTCCTATAATTAGCAAATTAGGTTTTAATTCATTTATTTGCGTATTCAAGCCGTCTTTTTCTAAACAGGTAACAGTAACATTTTTGAAGCCCAATTCTTCAAGTTTATTTTTATGGTCTGTATGAAGTTTAACCGCCCTGCTAACAAGTAAAGTTCCGCCTGTCATGGTTTCACCCCCTCATTTTTGCAACCGCTAGTAGCGACCAAATTTTGTGGTCTGTACCACACATCACCCCACGCCTTCGGTTCTTTCCCCCTTTCCCGTAGAACATCGTTTATTGTTTTTAATCCTGCGTTTATCTCCGCTATATCGCGCTTACTTTGCGCGTCCTCGCTTTCCTGTAATTCAGGTATGTCGATAAGGTCAAACACTCCGCGCTCTTTCAAATTGAAGCGCAAGAAAAAATGAGTTTCTAAAATTTGCTCATACTGCCGTAAAATCGGAATGAGCGTATATTTCCAAAAAGCGGAATGTTGCTCCGCAGTATCTTTACCCGAAAGAGACGTAGTTTTATCATTGATATTTGCAACTCTTGGCGGTATGCCGTACTTTGCTAAAATGGTGTACAAATTCCAACGCTTCAATTCAAAAAGTTTTATAACATCAGGCGTAAAAGTAACAGGCTTAAATTCCGTCCCCTTGCCCAATACAGCAATTTTGCGCCCTGCTTTCACAGCTCCGTATTTGCTTTCCCACCGTTTTTCTAATTGGTCTGCTTCTTCTGGTCTTAATGTCTGTTCTGTTTTGAGTATTCCCTGCGGAACGGCGTTATTTTTTAATAAAGTTGAATTTGCTTTATTAGCGTAAAAATCTTGCTCCAGTTCAAGAGCAAGCGCAAAAAGAGGATTAATTCCGCGCAAGGGATTATAGGGGTTAAAATCTCTAAAATGTATTATTTCATCGGAAAGAATTGGTATTAATTCAGAACCGCATTGATAAAACCAACGTCTAGGAAAATTACGAAAATCAAGACCGCTTGCATAACCAGAGTTAAATAATTCCCCCTCATGCTTCATGTTTCGGGGATTAAGTACAAATATTTCTTTAGGCAAACCGCCAGAGTATTTTTCGCCAAACCACCAGAACGCCTCGCCTTCAAGAAACCACCATGCGGAAGTTTCCTTCCACAGGTCATAACGGCTTAATGAGGGGTTAGGCTTCCTAAATAATTCATATAGTTGCCCACTTGTTACATCCTCACCTTCATTCCTGATTACAAAATTTGCCCTAGCAATATTGCGAATAAGAATACTTATTGATATATTAACCCAAGCGTTAATATTGTAAGAATTTACAAATTGTTGTCCACTATATAAATTAAGAAAATCATCGTCATAAGTCAAGGAAAAACGCAAGCTGTCATTACTCTTTTCAACTAACGTCCCTTTTTCTGTTTGTCGCTTTTTGTTGGGTAATATCCGCTCAAAGATACTCATTGAAATATTACCCCTTGTTGAATATCAGAGAAAATCGCATAACGCAAAGCGTCTAAATAATGGTCGTTAATCTTTACAATTTCCCCTGCCTCATCACGACAGTAATCCCAAATTTCAGACAGTACGCCTGTACATCTTTCACAAACAAAAAATTGACCACGTTCAATTTTTGCGTTAATATAATCTATACCGCTGTCCACGCTGTTGTTAGCTTTTATACCCCCTGTAATTTCCTGTATTCGTTCTCCCCCTGCTGGGTCACAATAAACAGGCAAGCCCATTGGCGTACCGTCAACATCAGGACATTTCAATAAACCTCTTGCGGTCAATTCATCATTAAAACTTTGGGTAGTCATATTAAACGCGCCGTAGTCGTCAATTACATAAATAATTTCACCTAACCAAGCTATTTTTACAAATGTTATGTTTAGTCCGAAGTCTTGCCCTGCGGAATATCTGTCAAATTGTTTTGGCAGGTCGGAAGATTTAACAATCATTGTTTCATCAAACTTGTCGTAAATTACCCCTTCCGCTTTTACCCATAAACCGTCCCTAAAACGCGCTCTTTGTTTTTCAGGCAAAGTATCAAGAATGTCGGAAATATAATCATCAGGAAGGTTGTCTTTATTATCTTGCGGATTAAGTAACATAGATTGATACAGTTCAGGCTTTTCAAGCGGTTCGCCAGTAAGAAATTGTTTTTTAAGAACGAAAACTTTATAAGCCCAATGCAAAGGTGAACCGGGATTACAGTCATAATAAAAAAGGTTTTTACAGCCTTTTATTCTCATTGCAAGCCGAGAATAAGCTGTAGTAACAGCCGAATAAGATAATTGGCTTATTTCGTTGAAATACACCGTATTATATTCATGCCCCAGTATTTTATCCGCTTGTTCCCTGTCCCCAAGTCCGCCAATCCATATTTCAGAACCGTTAAAAAGAGTAATCATACTCTCATGCGCCAAGTAGTAATAACCATTATTTCCTACGGTATTATTAAGCCACGGGATAAGCGTTTCGCGTAACACCGATGAACGAGCGTCTTTAGCGCGGTATCGGCAAATCAAATGACGGCTTCCTGCAAACATCAAAGCCCTAAAAATAATCGCCATTACAAGTACGGTAGTTTTCCCTGAACGTGAACCGCCAAAAAGTAAAATGTGTTTAGCTCCGCTTTTCAAAAGAGCAAGAGCTTTTTTTTGTACAGCCGTAGGCTTAAAAACAACCGCAGTTCCCATAAACCATTTACCGCCTATAAACCTTGAAAATCGGAAATAAAATTAAATTCACTCTGTTTATTTTCAGTTGTACCGTTAGGAGATATAATCCCTGCCATTTCACGCTCCGCCTTAATCGCAGTTTGCACCCATTCATTAACAGCATTTTGCGTCAATTCGGCAGGGTTCATTGTTTCAAGTTTTTTTGAAACCACATCAAGCATTTTCCCTGTAACTTGCCTGTGCTTTTCTCCTTGCGCTTCAATCGTTTTTCGTAATTCTTTTTGTTTCAATCTCTCAATGTATTTGTCAAATTCAGCAACCCTTTCACGCCATTTATATTGAGTTGACCAGTTTCGCCAAACCTTATACCGTTTTGCCCTTACAGCCTCATCAGCTTCAACAGTTTCAACCGCCTTTCTTATATTCCGCTCACAACCCAAATCACGATACGCGCAGAAAGCGGAAAAAGCCGCTGAAGTTTCTCCAGTCAACCGCTCCCAACATTCGTAAGGCAACATATCCGCCTTTGCCTCATCAATAACCTTGTCAATATCTGTCATACAATATCCCTTGTTTCTGTAGTCTCTACCTGTTGCGTTTCATTCATGTTGTTTAATGTTTCTACATTTTCAGAAACGTTAAACAAATCGCCGTCATCAATTTGTTTTTCATCAGCCTTTTGCGTTCCGTTACTGTCAACCCATTTTTCAATTTCAGAAAGTCGAAAGCGGATAGACGTGCGAATTTTATGAAAAGGAATTTCCTTGTTAAGAACCCATTTTCTAATTGTTTTTTCCGCATAACCTAAATACTTTGCCAGTTCTTCAATCGTAAAATAAGTTTCCACAACAACCCCCAAATAGATTTATGCCGAGTTAAATACGGCTTATAAAACAAATATCTTCAAAGCCATGCGGATTAGATACTGTTGTTTAGTGCAATTTTCATTGTTTGGGCAAAAAAAAAGCCCCTGCAAAAATCCATTGCAGGAGCTAAAAAAAATCAATCAAAACTATGAAGCCTGTCTTTTTATATCGACATTATCATCATTTTGATTTTTAACAATCGTAAAAACAGGAATGTCATTTTTCGGCTTATCAATTTTCGGTTTTAACAAATCAGCCTGTACCTTGTTAATGTCAGAAAATTCCATAGGGTTAAAATGTGTGTAATTATCGGTCATACCTTCCGTTTTATGCCCTGTAATCGCCTGTACTTTTTTTATAGTAAGACCGCCCTTTAACATTTCCGTATTGCAGAAGTGCCGCCAAGCATGAAGATTTATACCACGTTCTTTTACTTCTTTGGCGTTTATGCCAATTTTTTTCAACGCCTTGACTAAACCCTTATACAGACATAAGCGAGTAACAGGAGTAAGACCGCCGTCAAGTGAAAACACATAACCCTCTCCGTTTTTCTCTTTCAATTCTTTCAAATCGGCAATCATTTCATCGGTAAGGGGAATGTTATGTTTAATTTTTGTTTTAGTTTCACGATAACCGTATTTATCATATTGTCCACATAAAAATATATGATTATCAAAAACAAATTCCCCACGAAGCCCCAAAACTTCACAGCACCGCATACCAGTAAGAGCCGCCAACTTGTGCGCTGTACATTGCAGTAAATTATCATTCCACACCTTTTTCCAGTCAGTAACAAACAATTCCTTAAACTCATCGGGCGTAATAATTTTTTTAACACGTTTTTCAACAATCAATTTTTCAACGTCTAAAAATGGGTCTCTTTCAATAAGCCGTTTTCTTACAGCCCATTTCATCATTGTTTGTAAAATGCCGTAATAGCTGTTTGTAGTAACATTTTTCTTGCCTTCTTTAATCATGTAATCAAGCCACTGGTCTATAACTTCGCCAGTTATTTTATCCAGTTTCATTTTCCCAAAGAAAGGCACTAGAGTATGGTCAACAGCCTTTTGATTTTTATAAGCGTAAGATTGAGTAAGTTTGCGCCGTTTTTTTCTATCGGCAAGATAACTACTTTTTTCCCAATCCCAAAAACCCTTTGCATATTCGGCAAAAGACGGTATCTCCATAGGAGCAGGAAGCAATTTTCCCTGCCTATTAAGTTTATTGCAATAATTACGAGCTAAAGTCTTATTAGCTTGCCCTGTACTCCACGGACCGAGACGGTTTCCTTCCCCGTCATAAGCATAGTAATAAACTACCGTTTTCCCAGACGGTACTTTCCTAGTGAATAGAGTAAAATCATTGTGCATGGTAAAAACCCCTATTTTTGAAAATTGATGTCATACCTGATAACACCACTTTTCACGCTTTTCAGGCGTATCAAACTAGCAACGCTAATTCGTTATAGGGTATAGATTTA